CATTAAACATTAGTCCTTCTTGGGATGTTAGTTTGTCTTTGGTTTGCTGTAGGATTTCTTCTATTTGTTTTGTGTCTCTTTTATTAAGTTCTGCAGAAGAAGATTTCTTTTCTACCAAATCCGATTTTTCTATTCCAAAATAATTAGCCATCATTTCTATTTTGTCAATTCGTGGATAGGTTCGTGCATGCATCCAGTCTGATACGGTAGACATTTTAAAACCTAAGGTGTTGCACATTTCTGTTTGAGTAACATCATTAGCCTTTAGATAGTATTTTATATTTCTAGCCATGACTTCTTTGTTTCCTAAGTCGCTCATTTACCAGTGCCTCCTTTCTTGATTTGAATATGTCTATATTATAATGGAGAAACCGAAAAAAATCAACATAAACCGAAAAAAATTCGGAAAAACCGTTGACACTTCGGTTTAACCGTGGTAGTATATAAGAGAACTAAGGAGGTGAGCGAAAGTGAAAACGGAAACTAGATTTCCTAAAGATATGAAGGCAACATTAAAAAGTATCCGTGAAATGCGAGGGTATAAGCAAGAAGAAGCTGCTAAATTAATAGGAATAGCGACAGATACACTTAGAAACTATGAACAAGGAAAGTCTTATCCAGATATTCCAGTGCTTCGTAAAATAGAAGAAACGTATAATGTACGTTATTCTCAGATTATTTTTTTACCGTTAGACTTCGGTTTAACCGAAACTAAATAATCAGGAGGTGAGAAAGACGAAATATATAAACATTACAAGATTTGTTGCAATAGCATTTTTTACATTAGAAGCATTATTAAAAATATATGCTTACAGAAAATTAAAGAAAGAAGATCCATACAGTGAAATGAAGAAGGAACTTCTTTTACAGAAAGTAATGATAGATATTCTTGCAGTTGCAGTGATCTTAGAAAAAACAGCCATTTATATCTGTATTTAGGAGATGGGCAAAATAAGAAGTAATAAAATTAGTTGCCCAAACTGCAAACAAGAAAATGAAGAAGATTCAAATTTCTGTGTAAATTGTGGCGAGAAGCTAAAAAATGTGTGTAGCTGTTGGGTAACAAAAAAGAACAGCTATTCTTGCGGAGAGAAAAGCTGTCCGGGATATAAGTTTTTTAAAGCGGTATAGAAAAATAAAGGAGTTAAAACATGCAAGTAATAACAACAATACTATCAGCAACAGCATTAATCGTTAATCTCTGTACACTCTTCTACATCAGAAAAATGTACAAGGAATGATTGATGTTTCTTGAAATGGTGAATGCGGTTAACGGAAGTGATCTTAATCGCAAGTGTGGGATAGATTTTATCGAAATAATATCCAAACTCTTCCGAAGAACAAGGATATAGAATATCTCCAGCACTTAAATGATTAGAATACAGATCGTCCGAAATGATATCTGCAATCGGAGTTCTCAAAGGACCGGCATATGTATATGTTTGCTCAGGTTCGTAATCCATAGGATGTACGATTTCACCAGATGGGAGAGAAAATTCAATAGAATCCAAAGTTATTGGCATAGGCGATAAGTTATTAAGTGAGAACCAAAAGATTGCAGGTCCAGATACTTGTGTATATACAGTACCTGCGGTAACAGTAAGTTTTCGACGATTACATTTCTTAGTGTAATAGATGCTATAAATAGCAGCTATTAATGCAAGAAGAGCAATCCAAAAGTTTAATAAGTCAAGATTTAGGGTTTTAAACATAATATTTCTCCTTTTTAAGAAATTATAACATATAACAATTAAATACAATAGATGGCTTAATCCTCTGTCCGATACATTTTATCTTCCTTTAAAAAACGCCCCTATAGTTGATTAATTAAAAATAACAAATCATCGGACAGAGAGTTAAGCCATCTGAAGAAAGGCAGGTGATAAAGGTGTTCAGAGACAGGCTTAAAAAAGTGATGGTAGATCAAAACATCAATCAAGTAGAGTTGTCCAGAATCTGCAGTGTAAGTAGATCGACCGTCAGTAAGTGGATGTCTGGAGATTCGGAACCGACAAAAGCAAGACGAAATGAGATTGCTGCAATACTTAATTTACAGGAGAATTTTTTTGAGGAAATAGTCATTCCGGTAGAAAAAATAGAGACATTAAGTGTAAAAGAAGTTGCAAAGTTAATGGGGTTGAGTGTTCCAACAATCGAAAAGGGATTGATTCAAGAAAAATTTCCCTGGGGATATGCAATCCAAACAAGTGAAAATAAGCATAGATATTTCATAAATGCAAAAAAGTTTTTTGCAACTGAAATGATAAGTGTTTGAAAAAGGAGCATGAGATGAAAAGTGAAACAAAAGCAATGATCTGCACAGCAGCAGTGCTGATCGCATGTGGAATCTTTAAAGAATTAGCTGCAGTGTGTTTGATCACGGCAGTAGCATTTGAGGAAGGAGTGAAGAGGTTTGATGAATGAGAAAGAAATTCTGAAAGAGCTTGATGAAAGAAAAATGCACCCCCTGAAGCGGCAACTCCAGAAGGTGCGGATATAAATAATTTAACACAAGTGCATTATAGCACAGAAAGTGAGAAGGAACAATGACAAAAGAGTTTTTATTACAGTGCGAAAAAAAAATAGAAGAAGCATACAAATGCGCAGCAACTGACCAAGGCGATAAAGTGAACGATATTGTGAGAGAAGTAAGCAGAGACATTCTTTTTAAAATATCAGATAGTGTAACACCTGTTTCTGAAGGAACACTACCTTATATCGTAGCATCTCTGAGAGTATTAGCGAACGCATTGTCCAAAGAATTAGATCCTTTAGATAAAGAGATTTCAAAAGCAGTACAGTGGCGAATGACGACAGAGTGTGGGTTTAAGAAACAAGTAGAAAGGATATAAACGATGAAGGGAGATAGATTGCTGATCAGTCGTGAAGTATACGATGAATTAGCTGCATCTTATGAAAGGGTTGAAACTCTTGTCCGGCTGCATAAAGCTGGACAGGATCTTGATACAAACCTGATCTTTCAGATCTTAGGGATCGGGTATCTATTAAACAAAGAAAAATTAGGAGGACATAACAATGGAGATCACAGTAAACGTAACAGGGCTTGACAATCTGGCAAATGCCATCTTTGCACTGGCAAAGGCCACAGGAAACTGCAAAGAGGAAACACAGGTAGATGCAGCAAAGGTAGCACCCGCAGTACAGCAGGCAGTCACACCAACGGCAACAATTACAACAGTGCCGAACACACCACCAGTACAGGGCGTACAGCCTGTACCAACAACACAGACTGCACAAGCGGCACCTACAGTTAGCCCAGTGCCAACCGCCACAGCAACTCCTACATATACGATGGAGCAGTTGGCAGTCGCAGCAACAGGTCTGATCGATGCCGGAAAGATGCAGGATGTCCAGAATACGCTAGCGTCTTTAGGTGCACAGACTCTGATGGATCTGCCACAGGAGAAATATGGGGAGTTTGCATCTGCAATCAAAGCGATCGGGGCGGTGATCTAAGATGGCGAAGAAAAGAAAACATGCTTTGTTATCAGCAAGCGGAGCGGTGCAGTGGATCCACTGTACTCCTTCCGCAAAACTGTGTGATGAGCTTCCAGATACAGAGACCTCTTATACCAAAGAAGGGACTCTGGCACATGAGATCTGTGAGTTAAAACTGACAGCAGATTCTTTAAAGACCGGAACTTATACCAGAAGAATGAACAAGATCAAAAAGAATGAGCTGTATCAGGAAGAGATGCAGGGATTCACAGATCAGTATGTTGACTATGTGGAGACACTTAGCAACAGTCTTCCAGAAAAGCCATATATGGCAGTGGAAAAAAGAGTTGAGTTTGATGAGTACGTACCGGATGGATTCGGTACTGCAGACTGCATTCTGATCTGCGGTATGGTCATGCATGTCATCGATTTTAAATACGGAAAAGGTGTTCCAGTAAATGCAGGTGGGAATCCGCAGATGGGATTGTATGCACTAGGAGCATTAAAGGCTTACGGATTTTTATATCCGATCGAGGACATTTTTTTTCATATCGTACAGCCAAGGCTCAATAACTTTTCCACATGGAAAACGAACAAACGAGAGCTGACAACATGGGGCAATGTCGTAGTCAAACCGAAAGCTGAATTAGCATACAAAGGAGAAGGAGAGTTTCGTTCCGGGGAACACTGCAGATTCTGCAAAGTCTTAAACTGCAGACAGAGAGCTTATGACAATCTGGAACTTCTGGAAACCTATGAAACAAAACTTCCACCGGAGCTTTCAGACGAAGAGGTGGGAGAAGCCCTTGCAAAAGCAGAACAGTTGGTTGCCTGGCATAAAAAATTAAAGTCCTATGCACAGACAAAACTGATCGATGGCGGAGAGATCCCAGGATGGAAGATCGTTGAAGGCAGAAGCAATCGTATGATCACAGATTACGAGAAGATGGCAGATGTCTTGGAACTGAACGGTTTCCCGAAAGAAACTCTGTATGAAAGGGCACAGCTTACCCTGACAGATCTTGAAAAGATGGTCGGAAAGAAAGACTTCCAGATGATCTGTGGAGAGTTCATCCAGAAGCCAAATGGAAAGCCAACACTTGCACCGGAATCTGACAAACGTCCGGCTTATAACCCGAAAACGACAGCAGCAGAAGATTTTAAATAAAAGGAGTAAAAAACTATGAGTAATACAAAAGTAACAACAGGCGAAGTAAGATTTTCATTTCCACACGTATTTCAGCCACATGCGAACAATCCAGGACAGGAAGAAAAATATTCTGTAACGATCCTGATCCCTAAGACAGACACAGCAACGATCAATGCGATCCAGGCAGCAATGCAGGCTGCAGCACAGGAAGGTGTCTCTACAAAATTCAATGGTCAGATGCCGGCAATGCTGAAGAACCCGATGCATGATGGAGATGGAACAAGACCAAACGGAGAGCCATTCGGAGAAGAGTGTAAAGGACATATGGTTATGACAGCATCCAGTAAACAGAGACCGGAAGTTGTCGATGCAAACTGTCAGGCAATCTTAAATCCTGCAGAAGTATATGCCGGATGCTACGGAAGAGTTTCTTTAAACTTCTTCCCATATAACACAAACGGAAACAGAGGTGTTGGATGCGGACTGAACAATGTCCAGAAGACAAGAGAAGGTGACCCATTAACAGGAAGAACAACCGCAGCGGAAGACTTTGGACCAATGCCACAGGCAAATGTCCAGGCCGCAGCAGTTCCGCAGATGAGCACACAGGCTGCAGCCACACAGCAGGGCGTGAATCCTGTCACTGGAATTAATCCGATCACGGGGGCTCCGATCAATGGCAGCGGAGTTATGGGATTATGATCCCGCAGAAAAACATCCTGCATATCGATATCGAGACTTATAGTAGTGTAGACATTGCAAAGTCCGGGCTGTACAAGTATGTACAGTCTCCGGACTTTCAGATTCTGCTGTTTGCTTATGCCTATGATGATGGACCTGTTGAGATCATAGATCTTGCACAGGGAGAGAAACTTCCAGAAAACGTGATCGATGATCTGAAAGCACCGGCAACGATCAAGATGGCTCATAACGCAAATTTCGAGATCAATGCATTAAGTCAGTTTTATGAGATCTGGCCGGATCAGTGGCAGTGTACGATGATTCATTCTCTTTACTGTGGGTATCCGGCATCCCTTGCAGGAGTTGGGAAAGCAATGGGATTTCCACAGGAAAAACAAAAGATGGCGGTTGGAAAAGCACTGATCCGTTATTTCTGTGTACCGTGCAAGCCTACAAAGAGAAACGGCGGACGCACAAGAAACTTTCCTGAACATGATATAGAGAAATGGAACCTGTTTAAAGAATACTGCAAACAGGATGTGGAAGTGGAACGCGCGATCGAAGATCATCTGAAGGATTATCCGGTTCCAACGCAGGAATGGACCAACTGGCATTATGACCAGACTATTAATCAACAGGGGACTCAGGTGGACCTTGCACTGATCAATGGGGCATTGGAATTAAGTGATCAGGCAGCATTAAAGCTTGGAGATGATATCCGGCGTGTTTCTGGAATCGATAATCCGAACAGTGTTGCCCAGTTAAAACAGTGGTTATCCGAACAGCTAGGAAAAGATATCGATAAGTTAGGGAAAGAAGCAGTGAACGAACTGTTAGAAGCTCCACAGGTACAAGCAAACCCCGCAGTCTATTATGTTCTGAAGAAACGTAAAGAGATGGCCAAGAGTTCCGTGAAAAAATATACAGCTATGGAAAACGCGGTCTGCAAGGATGGAAGAGTCCGTGGATTATTACAGTTTTATGGCGCAAACAGAACAGGAAGATGGGCAGGACGTCTGGTACAGGTCCAGAACCTTCCAAGAAACTATATTTCGGAGTTGTCACTGGCAAGGAATCTGGTAAAACAGGAAAATGCAGCGATGCTGGAACTGACTTATGGCAGTCTACCAGATACGATCTCACAGCTGATCCGGACAGCATTTGTTCCGAGAGAAGGATATGAGTTTGTCGTTGCAGACTTTTCAGCGATCGAAGCGAGAGTGATCAGCTGGTTAGCCGGAGAGGATTGGAGACTGGAAGTCTTCCGTACCCACGGCAAGATTTACGAGGCTTCGGCATCCAGTATGTTTAACGTACCGATCGAGAAGATCAAAAAAGGAAATCCGGAATATGCACTCAGGGCAAAAGGAAAGGTCGCAGAATTAGCCCTCGGGTACCAAGGTGGTACCGGAGCATTGATCCAGATGGGAGCATTAAGGATGGGACTTACGGAAGAAGAACTTCCGGATATCGTACACCGATGGAGGACAGCGAACAAACGGATTCAGGATTTCTGGTATACCGTAGAGAATTGTGCGATCGAGACGGTAACACTCGGAACAACAAACCAGATCCAGCACGGGATCACGTTTATGAGAGATGCAGATTATTTTATGATCAAACTTCCTTCCGGACGATGCTTATTTTATCCAGACCCGCAAATCGGAGAGAATGCATGGGGAAATAAGAGTATCACATACATGGGCATCGATGGAACGAAAAAATGGCAGAGACTTGAAACGTACGGTGGAAAACTAGTCGAGAATATCGTACAGGCAGTGGCAAGAGATCTGCTGGCGAACGCGATCCGAAATATGTTATTCGGTGGTTATCTCATCAACTTTCATATCCACGATGAGATCATAGCAGAAGTGCCAAAAGATTCTGATCTGACACTGGCGAACGCCATCGATCTGATGTGCAGGGCTCCGGAGTGGGCAGTAGGGCTGCCGTTAAACGCAGATGGATTTACAGGAGATTTCTATAAGAAAGAGTAGGAGGAACGGCATGTTTCAGAATGACTTAAAAATTAAAATATCAACGGGAAGCAGCCGAAGATCAAAGACCTGGCTGAAACAGGAGATGTACTGGTCTGATTTTGTAGAGAAGCTTGAACATCCGATCAGGACAGAAGAAACTCTGGCAGAGTATATGGGTTACCGCAAAGCAAAGCAGGATGAGATCAAGGACGTCGGCGGTTTTGTTGGTGGCGAACTTTCCGGAGAACAGAGAAGAAATGAAAATGCCGGTTATCGCTATCTGATCACACTGGATGCCGACCATATAAAACCGGGTGGAACTGATGAGGTGATCGGCATCTTAGAAAACCTTGGTTGTTCTTATGTGGTCTACAGTACCAGGAAGCATGAAGAGGCAGCACCACGACTTCGAATCATTCTGCCACTGGATCAGCCGGCTGATCCAGATGAATATGAGCCGATCGCGAGACGTGCCGCGGAGTATATCGGAATGGGCATCTTTGACCCGACAACTTTCGAAACAGTCCGATTGATGTACTGGCCAAGCTGCAGTAAGGACAGTCAGTATCGATTCTGCTATGCAGACAAGCCGTTTTTAAGTAAAGACGGAATGCTTGCAGCATATGATAACTGGAGAGATATCACACAGTGGCCAGAAGTGCCAGGAGCGGTAAAGCTTCGTGATCGCAGTATCAAAAAACAGGGAAATCCATTAGAAAAGAAAGGGATCGTCGGTGCATTCTGTAAGACCTATACAGTAGAGCAGGCAATGGATGCGTTTTTGGATGGCATCTATGAACCATGCGATATGCATCCGGGGCGCTATACCTATACAGAAGGTTCGACAGTTGGCGGAGCTGTGTTATATGAGGATGGATTATTCTTATACAGCCATCATGCCACAGACCCCGCGGGTGGAAGATTATGCAATGCATTTGATCTGGTCCGGATCCATAAGTTTTATGAACTTGATTACGGATCAAAGGAAGGAACGCCGATCACAAAGCTTCCATCCTTTTCTGCGATGTGTGAGTTTGCGATGGAACAGCCAAATGTTGCGAAAGTCATTACTGCAGAACGATATGAACGTGCACAGTCTGAATTTTCACAGGATATATCAAAAGAAGATCTTGACTGGATGGAAAAGTTAAGCTGCAGTTCACAGACAGGAATGCCGAATAAGACGATCGATAACGTGCTGATCATTCTGGAGAACGATCCAAACTTAAAGGATCGATTATATCATGATGAATTTGCGAACAGAGCAACTGTCTGCAGACCGATGCCGTGGGAATTTCATCCGGAGTTCCCTTATAAGGATCGTGCATGGACCGATGAGGATGATGCCGGATTAAGGCATTACATGGAAAAGACTTACGGGATCACAGGAGAAAAGAAGATATTAGACGGCATGGCAATCTATGCAAATCGGCATAAAAGACATAAGATCCGCGAGTATCTTACAAGCCTTAACTGGGACGGGGTCAGACGATTAGATACACTGCTGATCGATTATTTCGGGGCAGAGGACTCTGAATATGTACGTGCGGCAACAAGAAAGACTTTGTGCGCTGCGGTTGCCAGAGCCATGCATCCAGGATGTAAGTTTGATTATATGCTGATCCTGTCCGGAGCACAGGGTGTTGGAAAGAGTACATTCTTTTCGATGTTAGGCAAGGACTGGTATTCCGATTCAATGAGTACCTTTGAAGGGAAAGACGCGGCGGAGATGGTGCAGGGCTACTGGATCATTGAAGCTGGAGAGTTAACTGGATTTAACAGATCAGAGATGAATGCAGTCAAACAGTTCTTAAGTAAGAAAGAAGATGTTTATCGTATGCCGTATGGACGCAGGACTGCGAATTTTCCACGAAACTGTATCATTGTAGGAACTACGAATGATAAAGAGTTCTTAAAGGACAGAACGGGAAACAGAAGATTCTGGCCTGTCGGACTCGGAAAACAGAAACCGAAGAAGAATATCTTTCAGGAACTGCCGGCAGAAGTCGATCAGGTATGGGCCGAAGCAGCTGCGAGATGGATGTTAGGAGAGCCGCTGTATATGTCCGGGGATGTCGCTAAAGAGGCACAGGAGAAGCAGGAAACTTACAGAGAAGCATCTCCAAAAGAAGGTGTGATCAGAGAGTTCCTAGAGAAGAAGATTCCAACAGATTGGAAGGAAAAGAGTCAGGCACAGAGAAGGTCATTTTTCAACAGTGAATTTCAGGTAAAAGATGAGAACAACTTAGTAAATAGAGAAAGGATTTGTGCGGCAGAGATATGGTGTGAGTGCTTCGGAGGCGATTTAAAGCAAATGAAACGACATGACATCATAGAGATTAACAGCATTCTTAATTGTATTAGTGGATGGGATCGAGTATCATCTGCGAGATTCGGTCCTTATGGCACACAAAGGGGCTACATCCGTGTAAACAAAGAAGCATAAGCATAAAAAATGTAAACATACAATATTTGGAAATGTAAACAGGGTAAACATACTGTAAACAAACGATTGTTTACAATGAAAACCGCGTAAATACTTGATTTGAATAGAATGTAAACATTGTAAACATTAAATTCTTTAAAAATAAAATATAAAGGGTAATAGTATAACGTACCCCATGTGCACACATACACGCGTATATATATAGGGGATTTCGATTACATGTTTACGGCAAAGGAGAATGATATGAGAGAAAGCAGTATAGAATCCAAGTTCAGGGATGAAGTAAAAGAGGTCGGTGGTATGGCGTATAAGTTTGTATCCCCGGGCAATGCCGGAGTACCAGACAGAGTTGTAATCCTTCAAGGCGGAAAATCTGGATTCGTAGAATTGAAACGTCCGGGAGAGAAAACGACACCGCTTCAGAAAGTCCAGATCCGTAAGATCTTAGCAACGGGATGTTATGCAACCGTTCTTGATAACAAAAAAGATATTGACCGAGTAATCTGGGAGATCGAAGCATGGAATCCGGGTAAGTCCCTGGACAAGATCACAGAGTTAGAACAGAGAGGCATGATATGAGATTCGTACCACACAATTATCAGCGATACTGCATTAACCGGATGATCACAGACCCAGTCTTAGGGTTGTTCCTGGACATGGGCCTTGGAAAGACAGTGATCACACTGACCGCAGTTAATGACCTGAGGTTCAATCGGTTTGCAGTCCGGAAAGTTCTCGTCATCGCACCGAAGAAAGTTGCAGAAGATACATGGACAAGAGAATCACAGAAATGGGATCACTTAAAGATGCTTCGGGTGATCCCGGTCCTTGGAAGTATCAAACAGCGGATCAGAGCGATCAACACACCCGGCGATATCTGGGTGTTATCAAGAGACAATGTCTCGTGGTTGGTTGATTATTACAAAAATGACTGGCCGTTTGACATGGTGATCATTGATGAGTTGTCGAGCTTTAAGTCCAACAAAGCAAAACGATTCCGAAAATTAAAAAGTGTCAGGAGTCACATCCACCGGATCGTAGGGCTTACAGGAACACCGACTCCGAACGGACTGGAAGACCTGTGGGCACAGATCTATCTTCTGGATGAAGGAGAACGGCTAGGAAAGACTCTAACCGGATATCGTGATAATTACTTCACACCGGGAGCAAGAAACGGAAATGTGATCTATGAGTACAATCCAAGGACATGGGCAGACGAAGAGATCAATGAACGGATCAAAGATATCTGTATCTCCATGAAAGCAGAGGATTATCTGGAATTACCAGAACGGATCGATAATGTCCGTCATATCAAACTTCCAGATAAAGCAAAGAAGCAGTATGAAGAACTGGAGAAGACGATGATCGCGGATATCGATGGAGAGACTATTGACGTTACAAGTGCAGCAGCTTTAAGCAATAAACTTTTGCAGCTTTGCAACGGAGCTGTCTATGATGCAGACGGTATATACCATGAGGTGCATGGCGAGAAGATTGAAGCCTTAAAAGAGATCATCGATGCGAATGCAGGAAAAGGAATTTTAGTGTTTTATAACTTTAAGCATGACAAGGCACGGATCCGGAAGGCTTTGAAAAAGAGCAAGCTTCGGATCGGGGAGTTAAAGAATCCGGACAGCATCACAGCCTGGAACAATGGGCAGATGGATATCCTACTTGCACATCCGGCAAGTGCAGCATATGGATTAAACCTTCAGGCAGGTGGGCACATCATTGTCTGGTTTGGACTTAACTGGTCATTAGAGCTATACCAGCAGGCAAATGCCAGACTGTACCGGCAGGGACAGAAAGAGAATGTTGTGATCCATCATCTGGTTACTGCCGGCGGATATGATGAGAACGTCATGGATGCACTGGAAGCAAAAGAAGTTACACAGGATTCGTTTCTGGATGCCTTAAAGGCAAGGATCAAGAGCGTGAAAGGAGAGAACGATGGGAAAGATTGATGCAAAGATGGAAGGCCGGACGGAAGGATTGGAACTTGCTTTACGCATTGTGAGAGAAGGTGGAGCAGAAGCCTTAGAGAGAGAAATGAAACGCCGGAGAGTTACAGGGATCAAGGTTCCTGTCGATCATAGAGAAATGGATAAAGCGGCACAGAAGATCAAAGAGCAGATCCTGGATACTGTTCTTGCTATGAGCATCATGGTGCTAAGAGATGAGTTCGGTTTTGGCAAGAAACGGCTGGATCAGTTCAAAGCCAGATTTAGCTTGAAAACAGAATGTATGAATGATGGATTAGTTACATGGGCAGACATCCTGGAGGCAATCAGAGATGAGACTGGCATTGAGCTTACGATCCGATAAAATCGTTAAGGAAAGTTAAGGAGTGAATTAATTATGGCAAAGATCAGACAGAAGCTTGCGAAGGTCTATATTCATTCGCAGGATAATGGCAATGACTTTGGAATCATCGATCATCTGGCTGAGGTCGGATACGATGTCGATTTCGAAGTTGTGGATAATGGAGTTGGCAATAAGGTGATCTCATGTGAGATCTATGACGCAGGGGGGGAGAAAGACAATGATCAAAAATAACAGGACAGCAATGAACGCATACAAGAAGACCAGAGAGAAACACGGTGGGGATCGTCCTCGCTGTGTAGTCTGTGGCGAAGTGATGGATCCAGAGGATGATGAGACAGAGTTGTCCAGAACAAAGAGAAGGACAGATTGTTTTGTACATAGGCATTGCGTGAAACACTGGGGAGACGTTTAAGATGCTGATGCAACACAGGTGACAGGAGGCAAGACATGGATAAGAAAAAGCTAAGGCAGTATCGATCTCTGAAGAGGGAGCAGAAGATGCTGGAAGAGAAAATGGAGAAACTGAATGAGAGAGCAGAGAGGATTCCGGCAGTCATTGGGAAAGTAAAAGGATCTATGGATACGTTCCCCTATATCGAAACGCACATGAGAATTATAATGGACGAGCCCAAGCAGGCAGATATGATCGATCGACAAATGAGGATTAATGAGCGGAGACGAGAACAGGTGGACGAACTTCTGACAGAGATTGAAGAGTTTATCAGTCAGATTCCTGATAGCAATACAAGACAGATTTTTGAACTCATTTATTTGAATGGCAATACACAACAGGAAGTCGGGGATCAGCTAGGCTATTCCAAAGGCAGAATTTCTCAGATAATCAGTGAAAATCTAAAAGATTAAACAAATTAAACAAAAAAGTGTGTTATAGTTATACTTGAGGAAATTGGATAAAGTCCAATGAATCGCCCGTGCAAAATTTTCTTGAGCATCGCAGAAATGCGGTGTTCTTTTGTTCTATAACTACTAGAATATGCTAACAAGTTGTGATATAATAAATAAAAATTTTGCACGGAGGGATAAGTATATGGGAGATAAAGAGAATATCGCAGCAGTGGGTGTAGAAGCTGTAAAGGCTGTAAGTCAGTTTAGTGAACACACATTAACTGATTTAGAGAAAATAATTAAATGGATATCCACACCGAGAGGGCAAAGCAAGGATTTTGAAGAGGCCATAGAAATCTATAAAAAGAACATAGAAGCAGATGAGAGAATTCCGGTTATAATGAAAAGTGCTATGATATCGAAAGCACGAAAGACGTTAAAAGAGTATTGCAATCAAAATGATATTTTAGAAATTGCAGAAAAATTCCTGACGGGGGAAGAGGAGATAAAAAATCTCGATGATGATTGGCTATCTTTTTTTATGGATAAGGCAAAAAATATAAATAATGATGATATAAAATTAATGTTTGGAAAAATTTTAGCGGGGGAGGCATCAGGAAAAGCGCGCATCCCTAAAAGGCTGATTCAAGCATTAGAAATTATGGAAGAGTATGATGCAAAGAATTTTAAAAATTTATGTAGCTCCATAATAAGATTTTCGGCAGCTGGAACGCGTCAATATAAAATGGTGCCGATGATAGATTTGGCTAATGATACAATGCTAGAATTGTTAGGGCTAACAGTGTCGGATTTAATGGATTTAAAAGCCATAGGTTTAATAGAGTTTAATAGCGAGAGGCCATTTATGCTCAAACTCAACCTTGCACCCCATAGTTTAGAAACGGTAATAAGATACGGTAATAGCGAAAAAATAGTTAATTTACAAGAATTAGAAGCAGGACATGTCACATTTACTAAAGCAGGAGAAAAATTAGCAAGTTTATTAGAAGAGCAGGCTATTAAAGAATACGAAATCGAAATTGAAAAATATTATAGGAGACGAAAACAACAAAAGGAAAATAATGAGTAAAGATTAAGGCACCTTCGGGTGCTTTTTTCGTGCATAAATTTAAGGACCTCTAGCTCAGTAGGTCAGAGCAATCGGCTCATAACCGATCGGTCCAGGGTTCGAGTCCCCGGAGGTCCATTTTAGAGAAAGGAGTGAGCCTAGATGGCATTAACAGAAAAAAGAAAACTATTTGCTGATGAATACCTGATAGATCTGAATGCATCTCGGGCTTACAGAGTTGCGTATCCAAGAGTAAAGGATGGAGATGTAGCGGCCGCTGCCGCAAGTAGATTACTAAAAATTAAAGATGTGTCCGAGTATATCAGTGTTCGAATGCAGGAGAGGAGCGAAAGAACAGAAATCACACAAGATCAAGTGCTTAATGAATTAGCTAATATAGCATTCGCAGATGCAACTAATTATGCAAAAATCGTAGAAAAAGATGCGACAGTTCAAATTGATGGAAAGATATTTCCACTGTTGGATGATAAAGGGAATGTTGTTAAATATCGCACTGTAGAACCCAAATTAACAGACGAACTTACGGATGATCAGAAGAAAGCTATAGCGGTAATCAAAAAAGGAAGAGACGGGTTTGAGATAAAACCATATGATAAATTAAAAGCATTGGAACTTTTAGGGAAACATCTTGGTATGTTTACTGATAAAGTTGAACTTGATGCCGATATGGATTTAAACATTACAATCGACTATGGCGAGGATGATACTGGATGAACATAAAAGTACAGGCGAATCCTTGTTTTAAAGAAGTTGATCGTAGTAAAAAACGATACATCGTCATGAAGGGTTCTGCTGGATCTGGAAAGAGTGTGGATACAGCACAGCACTATATCCTAAGGCTTATGAATGATTCTGGGCGAAACCTTTTATGTGTCCGAAAAGCAGATGTAACGAATAGAGATAGCACTTTTGCAGAATTGCAGGGTGCTATTTTTCGGATGTTTGGAGAACGGTATAAGCGATACTGGTATATCAATGCATCTAATATGATCATAGAGTGCAAGAGTAATCACAATCAGATTATATTTAGAGGAGTGAATGATGAAAGACAGAGAGAAAAACTGAAATCAATCACATTCAAGCGAGGGAAACTTACCGATGTTTGGATAGAAGAAGCAACAGAGATCACACAGTCGGATTTTGAAATCATTGACGACCGATTGAGAGGAGAATTGCCAGAAGGACAGTTCTATCAGATTAGAATGACATTTAACCCTGTATCAGTACACCACTGGATCAAGAAAGTGTTCTTTGATCGTGCTGATCCTGATGTACTCACACACCAGTCAACTTACGAAAAGAACCGATTCATCGATGAAGCATATCACAGACGAATGCTAAGACGTAAAGAGGTAGACCCAGAAGGATACAGAGTTTATGGCCTTGGAGAGTGGGGAGAAGTTGCAGGTTTGATCCTTAAAAATTATGTCATAGAAGAATTTGATCGTACACCAGAACGCTTTGATTACATGGTAAATGCACAGGACTTTGGATTTAACCATGCAAACTGTATTGGGGAGGTTGGATTCAAAGATGGCGATCTGTACTTATGTCAGGAACTTTATGTCTACGAAATGGATACAGAAGAAATTATCAAAAAGGCAGCAGGGAGATTCAATAAGAAGCTTCGTATGTGGTGTGATTCTGCGGAACCAGATCGTATCAAGATGTGGAAGAAAGCAGGATACAGAGCAAAAGGAGTAAAAAAAGAGCCGAACAGTGTCAGCGCACAGATTGACTATTTGAAACAACATAGGATACATATCTATCCAACGTGTGTAAATACAATTAAAGAAATACAGCAATGGAAGTGGAGGAAGGATGAGAGAACCAATACTTATCTAGATGAGCCAGTTCCATTTTTTGATGATGCAATGGCCATGTTACGTTATTCAATCGAAGAAGAACGAAAACAGAAACCAAGACTAAACACAAAAGTGAAAGGAGGAATATGATGCGTAAAGAAATTTATAGGATATCGCCAGACGAAGAACTAACAGATGCGAAGTTGAGTCGGTTTATCGCAAGGCATGCTGCAGAAAGCATGTTTCGGTATAAACAATTACAAGATGCATACGAAACAGATTTCCCAATCTTTCACGAAAAACCAAAACCAGAGTGGAAACCTGATAATCGTATCGCTGTAAACTTTGCAAAATACATTGTAGACACAATGAACGGGTATTTCATTGGAAATCCAATCAAAATCATAGTAGATGGTGGAGAGGAAACGATTGAAAAATACATAGAATTCCTTGATCAGTATAATGATCAGGATGACAACAATGCAGAATTGTCTAAGATTTGCTCTATTTATGGAAAAGGGTACGAAATGTATTATAACGATGAAGATGGAAACGTCGGAATTATATATTTAGATCCAACAGAAGCGTTTATGATCTATGATGATTCGGTACTTAAACGTGAACGCTATTTTGTTCGGCTATATAGGGATGAGGATAATGTCTTGCATGGAAGTGTATCAGACCAAGAAAAAGTTCGATGGTTTACTATAAAAGGAAAGATTGTTTGGAATGAACAAGAACAATTACATTATTTTAATGGGGTTCCAGCTACGGAATATCGTGAAAATAAAGAATGCCAAGGAATATTCGAACCGGTGATGTCCATAATCAATGCATTCAACAAAGCAATCAGTGAAAAAGCCAATGATGTAGATTATTTTGCAGATGCATATTTGAAAATTATAGGGACTTTGCTAGATGAGGATGAATTGAAACATATTAGATCAGACCGTGTGATCAACTTTGATGGGGATGGCGAAAGTGTAATCGTTGATTTCTTACAGAAACCAAACGGAGACACGACGCAGGAAAACTTACTTGATCGATTACAAAATCTGATATTTTTAATTGCCATGGTAGCCAATATTTCAGATGAAAATTTTGGAACAAGTTCGGGTATTGCAATGGCATATAAATTGCAGGGAATGAGTAACCTTAGAAAAACCAAAGAACGAAAGTTTACCTCTGGAATGAATCGAAGATATAAGCTGATCTTTAGCAATCCTGGAAATGCTATGAAAAAAGATGATTGGGTGAAGTTGCATTATAAATTCACACCAAATGTTCCAGCAAACCTATTAGAAGAAAGTCAGATCGCACAAAATCTTTCTGGCGTTGTGTCACAAGAAACACAGCTCGGAGTCTTAAGTGTTGTGGATAATCCGAAGACAGAGATTGAACGTATAGACAAAGAAGAGGAGAAGCCGAGAGATGTAGTGATGCAGCAGATGTTTGGAGACAAGACAGATGAGCAGTAAAAATTACTGGAGAGAGCGAGAAGAACGTCAGAGAAAATTGAATATCAAAAATGAAGCTGAGTATCAAAAGAAATTAGATGATATTTATGCGGATATGCTTGAAAATATAGAAAAGGAGATCAATGGATTCTATGTAAAATATGCGAAATCAGAAGGAATCACGATGGCAGAAGCTAGGAAACGAATTTCAGAGATTGATATTGAAGCCTATGCTAAGAAAGCAAAACGCTATGTAAAGAACAAAGATCTCTCAAAGAAAGCAAATGATGAAATGTGGTATTATAATGCAGCGATGAAGATCAATCGATTAGAGCTGTTGAAAGCTAATATTGGAATGCATTTAGTTGGTGGCTATGATGAACTCGAGAAGATTTTTGGAGACGCATTTACGCAGCGGACAGAGGAAGAAATGCGAAAACAAGCAGGTATTCTTGGAAAGACAATTCAGAACAATGGCGAAAAAGCAGAAGTGATCGTAAATGCGTCTTACAAAAATGCAACTTGGTCAGAACGTATCTGGGCGCATCAGTCAATGCTGAAATCAGAGATTGATAAACTTCTTCAAGAAGGATTGATTCAAGGAAAGCATCCAAGTGTACTGGCAAGACATTTAGAAAAACGATTTGGAGTCAGTGAAAGCAACGCAATGAGGCTGATGGTTACAGAACTTGCAAGAGTTCAGACAGAAGCCCAGAAACAGTCGTTTATACAGAATGGCTTTGAAGAGTATGAATACATAGCATGTGAGAAAGCGGATGCATGCAGTCAATGCAGATCATTGGATGGAAAGGTATTTAAAGTCGAGGATATGATGCCCGGAGAAAATGCCCCGCCAATGCATCCGTATTGTCATTGTAGTACAGCGGCTCATATGGATGATAATGATTATGAGAAATGGCTAGATACGTATTCGGAGCATGGACTTGATTTTGAATCGTGGCAGCAGTTGAAAGCACAAAGCAGAAATGATAAAATTCAATTAGATGAAGATGAATTAAGCGCTTTAATGAAATATAAAAGTTTTGAGTCTTATACAATCAATGATTTGCTGAGAAGATGTGAAGACCCACAGAAACTTCCAGAAAAAGATCAACAATTTGTCAGTCATTTAGACTCGGCATTAACGAAAGTGCCACAATACGAAGGGGATTTAGTTAGAGCGGTTGATTTTTCTAGTTATGCAGATTGTGAAGAAAGAATAATAAAATGCGTGGAAGAATTTGTTGAAAAGAAAGAAATCATTATAGATCAATACTGGAGTACATCGAAAGAGGAAGGATATAATGAAGAAGCTAAAATTGTGATTTATATTCAAAATTCAAAGAAAGGAAGGGACATTAGTCAGCTCGGACTAGATGAAAAAGAAGTTTTATATGAACGAAAATCAGGGTTTAAAGTTTTAAGTAAAAAGAAAGTAGATGGAGTTTGGTATATTCTTTTGCGAGAGGTATAGATATGGCGTATGAAGATATTTATAAAGGATTAACGGAAGAAGAAAAACAAAGAATGATAAAGGATGACATTCCAAAATTTCGAGTTATAGGAGACGCTAATTTATCGGAAGAAGAGTTGGTACAAGCCGAACAAGATTTAAACAAAATAATTAAAAGACTTCGAAAGAGAGCTAAAAACAAAAAATGATAGAAATAAAAGTGCGTGATCATGAAATCACAGTAGTAGGCCATGCAAATTATGCAGAGTATGGCAGAGACATTATATGTGCATCGGTGTCGATGTTATTGCAGAACCTAGTAAAGTCGATTCATGATCTAACCGACGACAAAATAGAATACGATTTAAAAGCTGGACAGGCTTTTATCAAATACAGGAATTTATCAGAGAAATCGAAAACTTTGATAGATTCCTTTTTTATTGGTATTTGCAGCATTGCAGATGCTTATCCGGATTATGTTCGGATCGTGTAACTGTTGTGACCGGAATGTCGTTAAACTAAGTTTTTATTAGCAATGATCTGGAAGGGACAGATCAGGGCGAAAGGAGCAAATATGGAAAAGCATAAATTATTTTTGCAGCTGTTCACAGAAGGAGATGACGGTGGGACCGGAGACGGGAATGGCGATGGATCCGGAACAGATGGTGGAAATAATGAACCAATGTCGTTTGATGACTTCTTAGGCCAGGAAGGAAATCAGGCGGAGTTTGATCGCAGAGTAAACAAGGCAGTCAAAACAGCAGTGACCAACGCAGAAGAGAAATGGAAGGCACTGACTGACGACAAGCTGACTGAAGCAGAAAAGCTTGCCAAGATGACAAAGGAAGAAAAAGCGGAATATCGTGCAAAGAAAGCAGAGAAAGAACTGGAAGAACTGAAAAAGATGAATGCCAGAACAGAACTTGCGAAAACAGCACGAAAGATGTTAGCAGACGAAGACATCAATATTCCAGATGAGCTTCTTGGTAATTTGGTAGCAGACGATGCAGACGGAACTAAGACAGCAGTTGAATCATTTGCAAAAATGTACAAAGAAGCTGTGCAGGCAGCAGTTAAAGAAGCGATCAAAGGAAAACCACCAAAAGCAGGAACAGGCGGTGGAAACACGATCACAAAAGAACAGATTATGGATATTAAAGACCCGATTGAACGTCAGAAGATGATCCGAGAAAATATCAATCTGTTCCAGTAAAGAAAGGAGAAGAAATGGGAAGATATAAATTAGACCTGCAGTTATTTGCAGCACCAGATGGAATGACTGGACAGGGAAACTTAGAAGTAAAGGCAAGGGAAATTGATTTTGTAACATCTTTCGGAAAGAATATTCAGGCATTATTAGATGTACTTGGTATCGCAAGGATGATCAGAAAAGAGAATGGAAGTGCCTTAAAAACAAAAGAAGTAGCAGGAGAACTGAAATCAGGAGATATTGGAGAGGGAGAAGAAATCCCATATTCTCAGTACAAAGTAACAGAAAAGGTATTCGATACGATTAAGATTGAAAAGTATCGAAAAGGCGTATCCTTGGAAGCAATTGCAGAAAAAGGATATGATGTTGCTGTCAATGATACAGACGAAGAATTTAAATCAGATCTTCAAAATAAGGTTAGTGATAAATTCTACAAGCAGTTAAAAGCTGGATCATTAACAGGATCAGAAACGACATGGCAGATGGCGATTGCAATGTCTATCGGAAAAGTTAAGGACAAATTCAAGAAGATGAAAAGAACCGCAACGGGTGTGGCTGTATGGGTTAATACACTTGATGTGTACAAATACCTAGGTGCAGCAGATATTACACTGCAGACAGCATTTGGATTTGAGTACATGAAGAATTTCTTAGGTGCTGATATAGTATTTATCAGCTCTGAGATTCCAGAAGGTGTTGTAATTGCAACTCCATTAAACAACATCGTAGCTTATTACGTCGATCCAGGAGACAGTGAATTTGTAAAAGCTGGATTATCTTACACAACAGATCCAACAACAGGATTTATTGGATTTCACGCACAGGGAACATACGAAAGAGCGATTTCAGATATGTTCGCAATCATGGGCTTACGCCTTTTCTGCGAATATCTAGATGCAATCGCCTATACAAGTGTTGGAAGCCGAGATACACAGACTCTTGGAGAGTTACATCTTACAGCAGTAGAAGGTACAAATGCTGGTGATACAGCGATCACAATGGATGAACAGCTCATGTCTATGAAAAATGCATTTAAATATAAAATAAATGCATCTGCGGCAACAACAGTAACTTACGGCATGGATGTAAAGAACTGGTCTAAATGGGATGGAGTATCAGAAATCACAGCAGCAAAAGGCAGTCATGTGACAATTGTTGAGTGTGATCGTAACTATAAAGCAGTAAGATCAGGGGATGTAGTGTCCGCTGCGAAAGAATAGTGAGGTGCTGATATGGCTTATGAGGTAGTAAAAGCATTTCATGATCTACAGGATTATAAAGATATTAAAGGCGGCAAAGTGTATCATCACTATGACGTTGGGGATACATATCCAAGACAGGGATTAGATCCAGTGCCAAATAAAACTAGAATCGAGGAACTTCTTAGCAGCGGAAACGCTCAGGGAGTTCCTTTAATCGCGGAAGTAAAGGAGAAAGCGAATGCTGGAAAAGCTTAAGATAATGCTTTGTTTTGAGGATTCCACACAGGACGAAAAACGGGAGTATCCCAAAGTTTGTGTAAACCTTCAAACTGATGTAAGATAATATTACTC